GAAGTAGCGACGATGTTCCTCCGGATTTTGACGATAACGAAGATGCTTGGAATGATCAGCGAAGGCGCGAACGCCTGGCTGAAGTTGAGTACGAGTGCTAAAAGAATCCACCACCATTGTAGTGTAGCGACTAATACTTTTCGTTGCGCTCACCGTAACCCCAACCTCGGGCAAGTCCCATCAGATGAAAGATTTAGAAGACTCTTTATACCAAGTTCGGGTTTACGTATGGTCGGCGCTGATCTTAGCGGGATTGAGCTTCGTATGCTCGCTCACTATCTTGCACGGTATGACGGAGGAAGATACGCCAAGCTATTACTTGAGGATGACATCCATCAAATTAACGCCGATAAAATCGGAATCTCAAGACGACAAGTAAAGACCGTCACGTACGCCTTTCTGTACGGTGCAGGTGACGAAAAAATCGGACATTCTTATGACCCACAGCTTTCGACCACTGCTGCAAAAAAGAAAGGAAAGGAGATTCGTGCAGCGTATGTTGACGCGGTTGATGGACTGGATGCTCTACTCAAAGCTATTAAACAAGCTGCAGAAAGAGGGTTCATCAAGTCTATCGATGGACGAAAAGTTACTGTTGACTCGCCTCACAAAGCCTTGAACTACTGCCTCCAGTCGGGAGCCGGTGTTATTGCAAAGCGGTGGATGGTGATCAACCAAGAGACAATGAGAGAAGCACAGATATGTGCATCTCAATTAGGATTTATTCATGACGAGCTACAGTTCGAGTGTGCCCCAGAGCACGTCGGAGACTTACAAACATCCCTGGTATATAGCGCTACAGCGGCTGGGGAATACTACAACATGCGCATCCGCATTGACGCGGAAGCAACAAACGGAAACAACTGGAGTGAAACCCACTAATGTACAGCAAGAAAAACAAGACTGAAATCAAATCAGTCGCCAAGAAAACCCGCCAAGGACAAGGACGCAACTCCAAACCCAAGGGTGACAAGAAAGCCTACCGAGGACAAGGCAGGTGAAGTTACTTGTAGACGCCGATTACGTGGTCTACAAATGCTGTGCCGGAGCCGAAACAGAAATTGATTGGGGTGATGATGTAATTCTAGTCACAAGTAAATTCAGTGAAGCCTATGCTAACGTTAAACGTGAGCTACTCAAAATTGCAAACAACTTTCTTTGGGATGTACCTGAACTAATTCTGTTCTTCAGCGACAGTGTAAACTTTCGTAAATCTATCCAGCCCGCATACAAAGGGCATCGCAATCGCAAGAAACCTTGTGGTTACAAACGTGTGATCAACCGACTCAAGACTGAGTACGAAGTTGTCATCATGCCAACGCTTGAGGCTGACGATGCCTTGGGTATTTACGCCACACAAAACCCTGGTAGTTGTATCTGCTCACCGGACAAGGATATGCGCCAGATCCCAGGTCGCCTCTTTGACATGTCAGAAATGATGAATGTGGAAAAGGCAGAAGGGGAGAAGTGGCACCTTGTACAAACATTAGCAGGAGATCAAACAGATGGTTACGCCGGTGTACCCGGTATTGGTGTTAAACGTGCAATCGCCCTCTTTGAAGAAAAAGGGTATTCTTGGAAGACTGTCGTTCAAGCATTTGCTGAGAAAGATCTTTCCGAAGATGTCGCACTTGAAAATGCAAGACTCGCAAAGATCCTCACAGCATCTGACTATGACTTCGACAAGCAACAGCCAATTCTTTGGTCCCCCGCCGCCGATTACCGAGTTGACGATGGAGCAGGATCTAAAGATGAGAAGGCTAAATGACCTTCTACCTGAAGCAGGTAAGGATGACATCATTACTGTCTTCCTTGCGCTGCAAAAACAAAACTTTGTCCTATCCAATACCGTCAGCAATCTAGTCAAAAAATGGCCGATTCACCCGCCCACTACACACGAGGAGCCATAGAAGTCTGGGATTTTATCCGAGACCAACAACTTAATTATCACCTCGGTAATGCTATTAAATACATTTGCAGAGCCGGTTACAAGTCTTCTGAAACGAAAGCGACTGATCTTAAAAAGGCTATCCACTACCTTGAAAATGAACTCTACCACACAACACTGCAAGTCGAACAGTCTGAGCGATCAAGCAATTCAATTCCGTTCAGCGTATGGGATCCAGAACAACACGGACAACCGGACTATGCAACTGGGTTTGATCGATGAGGAGTACCAGGAGTTCCGCTCTGCATTTCACAACGAACCCTACGAAAACGAACTGAAAGAACTTGCAGACCTTGTGTATGTCTGCTTTCAATATGCTGAGAACATGGAATGGGATCTGGAAGAAGCCCTGGATCGCGTCCACAGAAGCAACATGTCTAAGCTAGGATTAGACGGCACACCCATCCGACGAGCAGATGGGAAGGTCTTGAAAGGACCAAACTACCAGCCACCTATTTTGAACGACCTTATCAACCCATGACCGCATCTTATATCTCTCGCACGGGACGTGTCCAATCTTGGATCGATGACCCAACGTCCCGCCTACCGGTTTCGTGCACCGTGTTCGTCGTTGAAGACTCAATTACCGGAGACAATGGCATTGAAGCATCCTGGAAATTTGTATCACACGCTCTACGATATGGAGCAGGCTGCGCGGTACACCTGTCGAAACTGCGACCCAAAGGAACAGAAAATGACAAAGGGCTGGTTGCATCTGGACCGGTATCTTTTGCCAAAATCTATTCAACGCTAAATGAGATCCTTCGGCGCGGCGGGGTCTACAAAAATGGAGCTGTGGTCTGTCATCTCGACCTTAGTCACCCTGATGCTCTTGAATTTATTACTACTTCTCGATCCGAACTACCGTGGGTTAAACGATGCATCAACATCACCGATGAGTGGTGGCAGGGGTGTACGTTTAAGGAAGAACTCCTCTACGGTATCAAATCGGGAGATATTTGGCTCAACAAAGTAAAATACGACAATGAAGGAAAGCGAATCCGAGGTAACGTCTGCCTTGAAGTTTACCTGCCCTCACGAGGTACCTGTCTACTCCAGCATGTCAATCTCGGTGCCTGTGAATTCGACGACATTCCTCGCGCTTTCACTGAAGGTATGTCCCAACTGTGCGAACTCCATGGTAAGACAGGTGTTGGGGAGAGCGGAGAATATCTCCCAAGCGAAACTGACCGACAAGTGGGACTCGGCATCCTCGGACTCGCTAACCTACTTCGTCGATACGGAGTGACGTATGACCAATTTGGACGTGCGTTGGAACAATTCAACAAAGGAGAATCAGTACGGTCTGCAGCCTATGAACTTGTCACCCAAATTAACGCTGGCATTGAGTCTGCAGCCAGCATTGCTCGCAACAATGAAATGGTTCGAGCCTTTGCTATTGCGCCCACTGCCTCCTGCAGTTATCGAAGCACAGATCTGGATGGCTATACTTGCACTCCAGAAATCGCTCCGCCTATCTCGCAGACAGTTGATCGCGACTCAGGTACTTTCGGAGTACAAACATACAACTATGGTGACGTAGAGATCGCCTCTAAGGTGGGCTGGGAAGCCTACAAACGTGTTGCCGATGGCATCATGACTCTACTTAACAAGACTGGACTTCTACATGGTTACAGCTTCAACTCGTGGTCTGATATGATCACGTATGATGAAGCCTTTATCCAGGAGTGGCTTGAATCGCCCCAGACTTCTCTTTATTATAGTCTCCAAGTTATGGGCGACGTTCAAGATAAGTCAAGCGCATATGCTGCTCTCGAAGAGAGTGAAGTCGATGATTATCTGAACAGCCTACTTGAGGACACCCCTGAACCTCAATGTGATTGTGCAGAATGAACCCTTATCAGAAACTACTAGAACGGAAACGCAAATGGACACCGGTACAGACAACTGCCGGTACATGCAAAGCGGGCGCGGAGGAGGCAATCCACCGTGCTCTTGCATTGCGACACATGGAACTGCCTGTGGGAGATTTTATCAGTAATGCCCTCAATTCTGAAGTACCAGCGTTGGCACGCGAAGTATTGGTGTCAAACGTCAAAGACGAGGAAAACCACGACATCGCACTTGGTTACATCGCCAATGCTTACGGTGTTGATGAAAAAGCTGAAGCGGAAGCCCTACGGCTTAAAACCGCTTGGGAAGCACATCCAGATCATACGATCACCAAAGCACTTGTTGCCGAGCGTGCAATCTTCTTCGTTCTTCTACCATTCTTTAGGTTTAATGGTGACGCTGGTATGAGGACCGTTTCAGCGGACATCAGCCGAGACGAACAAATCCATGTGGCGGTTAACTCACTGGCACACACCGAGCTGGGCTACAACATCAGCCCCTCCCTGGACAAGCTCCGCAAAGCTACTATTAACTGGGTAATGCAACCACTAGGTATAAATACCGTGGACAAATATCTGGACAAAAAATTTTGGCTCGATTCTAGCGATCGGCTAATGTATGAGGGTAAAGCACCTCAACTTGCCGAAACTAAATCTGCTAGGATGCCTGCCTTCTTCGAGCATAGTAATGTCAACCTCCCCCAATATGCTTGAGGTTCTCGGGATGAATTCCCGTGGACTTATTCATGCACTAGAAGAATCCTTTCCACCCACCAACCCTACACCTGACGATACAATGGAAAAAATTATGTACCGATCCGGTCAACGTAGTGTCGTTGAGTGGGTCATTAAATATATGGAGGACAACTAATGGGTAGCAGAGCAGATAGACGTAGAGCAGCCCAACGTAATATCCTCAATCGATACAGAACAAGTGAAGGGCTCGGCATCGGTCTAGATG